TTCTGTCCTATAACTAGGACAGAAGGGGAAATAACTCTCCTCCAGAGTACCATTCATCCGCAAAGGGTATGTTACCCTGCGTAGATGGATTTGTAATCTATGAAAGGAGGTGTCTATGCCTAACTCTAAACAGAAACCTAAAGCGCCTGTAAAGACGCCTGAAGTTCCTGCAGTGCATAAGAATTGGTATGACTTGCTAGAAGCTATTGCAGCTCTAGCTGTGCCAGACCTTTTCAATGCGCTGAAGAGCAAGCACAAACCGCCTTCTTCATAGTTCACTTCCTGGTTCTCAGAAGTAGAATCAGGCGGCCGATGGTACGATACCATCACCCACGTTCTTTGGAAAGGAGAACACGAGCTTGTCATTAGAGACCTATACTACGAATAAAACTAAATGGGCTGCCAAAACATTACCGGTTTGGAGTAATACTTGGCCTGGTATGGATGGTTGCTCTAGCAGGACGATTAATCATTTATCGCCCTATACGCCAGATCAGCCTCCATCAGGCGTTGTCAAGTATTATACACCTTCCGATACTGTTCGTTGGAAATCACGCCCCGTTTCGGGGAAAGTGAGTGCCAACGGGCCGCCATTTCGTTTTACGGAGTATTCAGTTGGTAAGAAAACGATTAGTCAGTATCTGATCACCACTGAGAGGGCCTGTAATGGTTGTAACAGGTTTTACCAATTTGGACATGTGTCCAAGGTGGTTACTACTTGAACAGCCATTGAGGACTCCCGGTCGTGGACCGGACCTTACTATTCAACTTACCAATCGGTCTCTCGAGATTTCACCGGATTGAACACTGTTGTAGAATCAGAGTTCAATGAAGGTGATATTTTCTCGGCCGTACAGGATATACAGGCCGAATTGATGGTGGAATCAGCAACTCAATACGATCTCCTTACGGATCTCGCACAGTTGTCTGATATTCCACGCCTCATCCTTTCGGTCACCAATGATCTAATGAAGATTATTGGTGCTTTCAAGTCTAGGAATTCTATTTCTAAACTGAAAGCTGCTAAGTCATTCGCTCCAGCCGATCTTCTTCGACATCCATATAAGTGGATGCGGAAGATCGGCGATGAGTGGATGGCTTACCGATACGGTGTTATGACTCTCGTCTACTCGTATCGAGATTTAATGAAAACATTAAATCGAGGTACTGATGTTAAAACGAGGAAAGGTCGAACTATCACACCTACTAATACTGGACAGGCTATGTTACCGTCTTCTTCTTATTATTGGAAGAAGTCGGCGACTGGTTCTGTTCAGTTAAGAGGTGAGGTATTTCAACACTTCTCGTCAGACGAGATCGCTCGCATTTCGGGCTTAGGATTCAACCCCTTTGTAACAGCTTGGGAGTTGATCCCATATTCGTTCGTTCTAGATTGGTTTGTCAATGTAGGCGATTATATCGCCACACGTGTCAACCAAACCTGGAGCGAACTTAGATGGGCCTGCCTTTCCCGTCGAGACATAACTTCCAGTCAGACCTGGTTACATCAACCAAATCGTGATCAATCGATTACGATTGGTAATATAATCCCGACTGGCTGGGTGGGTACCTACCCCCCAAGTACACCTAACCAGATTATTAGTAATCCGGAAGGTTTCTACATCTTCGATAAAGAAGATGTGGATTCGTACTCAAGGTGGCCGATACTTGTCTCTGGCGCGCCGCTGAAATTCAGACCGAGCCTTAATTGGCGAAGGTATATGGATTCAGCGTCGATCGCTCTTAACCTTTTGGGGCGGTTTACCCGTCCCTTTAGATAACAAGGAGCCATAAAATGGCTGTTGTCACCTTATCAGTGAAGAGCAGGGAAGGCACTGGTATAACCTATGCTGACCCAGCTAAACCGGACATGACAGTTCGGTTCCGATTTAGTACCATCAACAAAGTGTTGAATGGTATCCAAGTCCCCAATTACGCATGTGAGATTATTGCAAATGACAATAACTCCATTACCGTAGGAGGGGTGTCTGCCCTGGACGCTTTAAGTGTAAGAGTCCGGTGTTCTGGTACTCTTGCATCCAAAGGCCGCCTTCGTGACATCCTGACTTCCATTGCTGCCAAGATGGCAACATGGGAAACCGAGAATGTTATGCAAGGATTTTGTCCATCGACGGCGCCAGACGTTAATGACGCCCTCTAGAAACAGTGTTTCATGGAGGTATGTTGTTAACGTTCTGAACCGCGAAAGGACAAACCTGTGGCATACCAAAACTCGATCAGAGCTGTCAATCTTCTTATTCGGGATCATGTGCTTAACTATGTTAATAGTTCAGACATGTCACCCGCAGCTAGCCTTTCACACGAAAGGCTCGCTGGGAAATTTGAAGAACCAAGAACCGACATCGCAACAGAGCGGCGAACAGCCGCCTGGGACCGATGGATCGGGCTTGACGAAGGCCTCCAATCAAGAGGAGTTTTAGGCCCACACTGGGCAAAAGCGCGACTTATCGTACATAAGGCACTATCCGGTTTTCGGATGGGTGAGCTTATGTTTACTGATGGTTCTAGTTTTGAACCACTCGGTAATCGTACATCTGTAGCTTGTAAGCTTACAGGTGTCTGGACGATTACTGCAGACTGTTTTGACTTGTTTGCCAAATATTCATATTGGCATCGAGCCTTAAAGTTTGCAGTTAAGAAGCGCTTTAAAAGCTACTGCAAAACACAAGTACTAAGCTTTAAAGCTATAAACCGTATACTCTGGAACAGGTTCAAAGATAAATCTGAACCTGCTTTCGAGATATATAAGTTTAAGCTTTATTGTTTAGTTAAATTTGTGCGTGGTAATAGATGGTCGACCGTCCCTAAGAATAATCTTAAGGATCGTTCGATTTGCCTAGAACCACTTTGCAATATGCTTGTCCAGCGTGCAGTTGGATTGGGTATCCGTCGTTGTCTTTTGGACAACCTTGGAGTCGATCTCGATCACCTGGCAGATGTGCACAGGAATCGTATAAGCGACCCAACGGTCGCCACAATCGATTTGTCTGATTGTAGCGATACGATCAGCCTTAGGTTGATAAATTACCTTTTACCCAAAAATGTACTTTCCAAAGTACATGCTAGTCGGTCAGACATGACCTTTGGCCCAGATGACAATTATTATATTGTCAAAAAGGTTTCTAGCATGGGTAATGGTTTTACTTTCGACCTAATGACCCTGATCCTTACTGCACTAACCAGGTCATTTGATACTACGTCATCAGTATTTGGTGATGATATTATTTGTCAAAACCAATATGCTGATGATATAGTTGATAACCTGCGAATAGCTGGTTTCGCTGTTAATCTCAAAAAGACTAACATACGATCCAACTATAGGGAATCATGTGGCGCCCACTTCATAGACGATTATGGTTATGTAACTGCCTTTGATCTAAGGTGGTTACATACTATACAAGACCTAATAGTAGCCTGTAATAAGGTTGCTATTTTGTCTAAAGTCTATGGAGAGCCATATGAAACCCTCCGAGCAGCGATCTGGTCTTGTGTGCCCC